GACGTACCGGACAAAACAGTGACAGCCATGTTGTGAACGGTAGTGGCTACCGTTAGTCTAGATACGCTTCAAACGTGGCAGTTAGCTGTGTTTGAAAGTAAGGCTCAGGCGCTGCTGGCGTTACTTGCGCTGGCCCTGAAGCTGCGTCAAAGATAATGCTTGAAAACTTGGCGCGATCAAACAAATCCTTTAGCCGCTCTGCAATCGTGAAATTAGCAGCAGTGCCTTGGCCCTGTGGCGTAAAGACATTGACCACCAGCGTGCCAGTCTGGCGGTTGAAGCCAACGCCACCAGTCGGCAGCAGCGTGGCGTAGCTGTTATCGCCAAAGCGGATGAACGCTTGCACCCATGGCGTGTTGTTGGGTGGCGTGAATGGTACGTTCTGATAGCTGACCGGATACGCAGGTGACAGCGCCATCTGCGTTGCAATGCGCCCTTCAATGGCGGCGCGAACATCGTTGTAGGTGCTGCTCATGATTCCCTCCCGATGCGGTCAGCGTTGACTTGCACAAACCCTTGAATGTCTTTAGCGATGCCTTGCACCCATCCTGCTGGCGCTTGCTTGCTGCTGCCATTGGCAAGAGGTTCTGCATACGGCAGGTTGTTGTGCACGCTGTACACGTTGCCGAGCTTTTCTTGCTGGTAGTTCATCTTGCGCAATGGCACGATTAATCCGCCTGGCGGGGATGTTTTCGAGCGATCCGCATTGGAAGGCTCTTGCTGCGGCCCGCCATCGTAAGAGCCTGCTGCATTCTCCCCTACCTGCCAGCTAACGCGAAACCTGCCAGTGTCGACAGGGCTTGCCTGTTTAAGCCTGCTGTCAGTTTCAAGCACCGCAACCCGCAGCAGCTTCTCCATCTGCTGGCTGGCGTAATCACCAATATCACCAACTCGGATCGCGCGCGCCATTATGCCCTCAGGATCAGCTCGTAGGTGATCGGGGTGTTGTCCTGTTCAATCGTGCGCACTTCAATAACCTGATGCGTCACACTGCTAATCAGTACTTCATCAGCCGTGGTAGGTGCGTTGGCAATATCGGCGGCGGCAATCAACAGGCGCTTGTCGCCAGCTTGGATTAGGTCATTAACCTCGCGCAGGTTGACATCTTCCAGCACGCCACGCACTACGGTGTCGGCCGTGGTCTCGCTGACGGTGCCGGTGCTGGTGTTATACGAGCCAGTCGTTACACGCCGGATGGTGGCTGTGCCACCAAACTTTGCCATTAGCTTGCTGGCAACCTTGCGTAGCGGACTAGCTAATGCCATCAGGCAACCTGCACTGCTGTAAGGATAATGCCAGGGATGGAAGGATGCGCTGGTCCCGATGGCGACGAAGGAAGCGATTGGATACTAGCGGCTACGTTTGTGGTAGACCAGATCAATTCCAAGTAATCATTAGCGGCAAGTTTCAGAACATAGTTCACGCAACCAATAACGTGGCCATCAACGCCGCCATGGCTTGAAATGATGCTGAACTTACTGTCGCTAGCCGGCACGTCGCCGCTGGCGCCGTTGTCGTTCTTGCGCAGCCAGATATTGATGTCGTGAATCGAGTTGCTTGTGTTCACAAACTGGACAGAGTAAGTGACGCTGTAAACGCCTGCTCTAGAAAAAGTAATTCGTGAGCCAGAAACAATGCTTATCCCACGGCTATCAGCATCCGTTGAATTAATGCCAATCGAATAGGCAGTGTTAGCAGCCGCTGCAATCTGCTGAGTCGTGTCGTAAAACGATCCCCACAGCATTTGGTTGCGGACTGTATCAAGACTACTTGTGAACGGATTGAGCTTGAAGGCCATTGCTCAGCTCCGAACAACGGTAAGCAGATTATTATTGCCGTCGTAGGTCATTGTCAGCACTGCTACGGTTTTGCCGCTTGTACCGCCACGTTTGTACGTTGCAGTCAGCAAGTTATTTGCGTCGTCGTATGTATTGACAATGCAATCATGTGTCGGGATTTCAAGCCCCTCGCGGCTTACCGCATCACCACCACCAAGGAAGGCAAGAGCCATGATCAGATCCGGTACGCAATAACTTTGCCGCTAGCCAGGGTCACGCTAGTGAATACACCTTCAATTTCGTCGCCTGCGCCAAGCGGTACGGAGGTAAACGCATTGCCAGTTGCATTTTGCACGGTAGCTGTGCTGATTACGGCATCAGCAACTGCATACAGCTTGTAAAACCTACCGGCATGGGCAGCGGTATCGCTAATGTACTCAAAACCTATGCTGTACTCGTCCATGGTTAGCTCCTACGGATAGAGAAGTTGCCTGGTCCACTGATTCTAAGCCCTGTGAGGTATCGCTCCATCAGCGGCGGCACCTTATCAACACCAACAGCGCCGTAGCCGAGGTTTGGCGTCACGTCGATACTGCCGATCTTGACGTTCTTGTAATCCTCCAACCCGCTTAGCCCAATGCCATCAGGGTTGTTGTTGAGATAAGTGGCTAGCACAACCTGCGCATACTGCACCTGCTGCGGAATCTCAGTGTCCGTGTAGTAGTCCGTCGTGATGCGAAACGGAAAGCCGACAGCGTATGTATTGATGTAGGTATCAGGCTTGCGCACGCCAGTACGCGGCCACTGCAGCGCCTGCGTGTCAGTAGCGCGGGCGCCTAGGAACCGCTCACGATCCAATCGTTGGGTAGCGGTAAATAGTGCGCGGTTCTTTTGGTCTGTGGTAGCCGATGCCCATGCCGTTACATCAGCATCCTGCACAAAGCCATCAATGATCTCCTGCGCTGCTGCCAGCGTCAGGTAGGAGTTTGCGCTTGCCGATCCTACGGTTGCGTTGATTGCTATTGCCATCGTTGGGTGGCTCCGTCATCTCAAGTTTAAGTGTGGGCTCTGCAATAGAAAGAGAGGCCACCTCGTTAGAGGTAGCCTCCAGTTCACGCAGTCGCCGGAAGGCGAACATGCCCATCAGACGCGCTTCAGCAGCACGGTCAGAATCACGCCAGCCAGGGTGGTGGTGGTGCCGGTGACATCAAGAGCCAGGCGGTTGCCAGCCTCAAGGATGCGATCGCCGTTGGTGGTGGTCAGAGCAGGGGTTTGCTCAGTAAGAGCAGTGCCCTTGAAGTTGATGGTGGCGCTCAGAAGGTCGTCACCAGCGGTGGCGGCCTCAGTGCCTTGGCAACGACGAACGGTGCCGGTTACGGCGCCAGCATCGTTGCCGGCAGTGGCGTGCACTTCACGCACTGCAACCACCTCGCACTTCACCGGAGCAGTCCAGAATTGCACGTCGGCAATCGAGGATGCGCCGTAAAAAGTGGCTTCGAGGTACTGCTCGGTGGACAGTTCAAACTGGGAAGGTTGTGCCATGGTTAGTTACCTCAATCGAAGTTAGAGGTGTTGGTGGCGCGCACGATGCCGAGGTTCTTCAGCTCGTACACCTTCGACCAGTTGCCCACAGTTTCCAGCTGAGCGCGAGTGGGGTTGGCAGTAGTCACCGCCCACTTAGCGCCAACGGGGTGGTAGCAGTAGTGCAGGTCGATCGACATGGCATCGCTCTTGGCAAGGATGTCACGATCGGTTTCGGTCTGCATCGCCATCTGTTCACCGCTGGCAACAGCGCCTTGGGTGAAGAAATAGGTGGCGTATTCGGTCGAAGAACCGCTGCCATCGGTCTGCACATCGTCAGACACGATCACGCGCAGACCCATGTAGGTCGGCACGCTCACGGGACCGTAGGCACCAGCAATGCTGCCGCCAACGAAATCAGTGACGCTAGAGGTCAGACGTGCATCTGCCTCGGTCACGTAGTCGATGGCCTTGCGCTCAACGAGGTCGTAATAGACCTTGGAGTGCATGGCAACAGCAGCCAGCTTGTCGCCTTGATCGCCCAGCAGGCTGCGGGCTTCAGCAACGTGACGGGGGCTCAGCGTGGTGGGAGTATCACCAGACTCGCCATCAATGGTCAGACCAAAGAAGGCAGCAGAGCTGGAGGTGGATCCCAGGCTGCCGAACACACCGCCAAGGCAGGACAGCAGATCCTTTTGGCGCTGGTTAGCGATGTAGTCAGCGATCTTGGCGCCGATGGCGGCCATAGGGTCAGAACCGGCAGCAAGAGCAGCCAGGTCGCGCGACTCAAAAGCACGGCCACGGTGCAGGATCACGCCAACTTGCTTGTCAGCTTGGATCTTGCCAGGGGTGAGGCTGGTGCTATCGGTCAGCACCTCGAAATCGCCGGAAAGGTTGGCGCGCCAAAATGGCACATTAATGAAGTCACCACCCTCTACAGCATTCAGCTCCGCCAAAGGCTGCACCACACCGGAAGCCAAGAAGGCATCGCGCTGAGTGGTTTGCTCAATGACGTAAGGCGTAAATACCTCGGGGATGATGATGTCAGAGCGAAGAGTCGCCATGATTCATCTCGGGGAATGGTTTACGGATGTGGGCGCAGCCCCAGGCTCTATGTGGCGCAGCCATCACGAGCAGACACTCAAATACTAACGGTTAGCTGCAGCTTTCATCCGCTCATATAGGTCGCGGTCTGTACGGAATAGCCGCGACTGCTCTGTGAGGTTGAAGCTATCGCGGCTGAATGGATTGCTCATGCCAGCCGGAATGGTGCCATTGCTGCCGCCGGTTGGTGCGCCGCTGCCTTGTGGCTTGGGTTGCTTCTGCATCCATGCCGGCAGTGTCTTGGCCCATTCAGCGACAGGCTTGCGCTCGTAGCCGTCCACAACGACCACGGTGCCGTCGGGCTCGCGCTGGATTGCATCAGGCGACAGCTTGGTCTTCAGCACGAGGTCAGGATCGTGCACGATGTCAGCCAGTGCCGTGACCGCAGGCGTAACAAGCTCTAGTTCTCGAACGCGGGCTTCAAGTGTTGCGATGCGCTGGTCCTTCTCCGCCGTCGCCTCACGGAACTGCTGCTCCAGAGCCTGTCGTGCCTCTTGGTATTTGCCTTGTGATTCGAGTTGCTGTTGCTCGTAGTTGCGCTTGAATTCCAGCAATTCATCGACATTGACACCATCAGGCGCCTTGGATTTCTTTGCTGCACGCAGCTCAGCAATCAGCTCTTGATTCTTGCGCTCCAGTGCTTCAACACTGCGCTGCAGTGCATCAGCATCCCCAGTTGTAGCCGCAGGCTCCTGGGTTTGTTGTTCATCAGACATGGATAAGCCGCAGGCTTAATTACGCCCTAAGGCTATCACTTACGCTTGCGTTTTTTAGCAGTCTTAGCCGCAGCCTTGAACGCAGCAGCAGTAGGCCTGCCGGCTTCACCCTTGCGTGCCATGCGCTCCTTGCTGCCAGCTTCAATGCGCTTGCGTTTAGCGGCAATGTTGGCGTATAGGCCAGGCTTTTTAGCCATCACTTCTTACCCTTGCGTGACTTGCCGGCTTTTGCGAGCGCGATTGCCACCGCTTGCTTTTGCGGCTTGCCTTTTTTCATCTCGGTTTTGATGTTGGCTGATACTGCAGCCTGCGACTTGCCCCGCTTCAGTGGCATCCCGCCATTCCTCAATACCTGTTAACAGTGTAGAGCCGTC